GTAGTCCTGCGAATGGTGCATCAGATTAGCGTCCAGACAGCACCACGAGAGCAAATCTCTGTATTCTTGGGCTTCATGAGGCCTCCGTGGTTATGTCTTACTCTAAGGATACCTGAAAGGAACACTAAATCAGCGTTTTCAGGGCACTCGTGCAGACATTTCCTACATCAGCACAAGTTATCTACGACACCCTGGCAGCGGATGCTACGTTTACGGGGCTTTTGGGCAGCTATGAGTTCAAGGATGGTGGTGGTCCAGTAACAGCTTTGTCTGTCGTAAGCGCTGGTCAAGATTTACCTTCCCTCAGAAATGTTCAAGGGGTTGAGTGTATTATTCAGGACGCAGGCGACATAAGACAGAGGAACTATCTCACCGACGATCTCGACCTTGTGACGACCTGGAGCGTCTTCTTGATCTCCTGGGAGCCTTCTACTGGTGCAGACCTCCATGTAGCCACAGAAAGGATCCTGAGGCGCTTTCACGGGGCTAAAGCACTGCAGACGGTTGCAACCACCGACGGACTCGGTTCCTTGGTGCAAAATAAGGTTATGATAACCTCCGACGACGCTATTGTTGCGCTCTGAGGCTCATAGGAAGAATAGTTTAACGGGCCGTAGAAGGTCCGAGGTACCTTCATGCGGATCCAGGTCCGTTCTTCTATATGGCAAACTTCTCCGCTGCCTTCGGGTACGATCTGTATTTGATCCCCCTCAAGGCAGAATCCGTCGACACCTCTTTCACTGGCGTCACTGGTGGCGTAGGTTCTGGTGCTGGCAATTTCGTCGACACCACCAACATCATCGCTCAGGACGAGAAAATCTCCTACGCCGATGGCGTGTTCTCGATTGGCGCCACCCCTGCCGCCGAGCCCACTGATGGCACCATGCAGCCCGTGCGCCTGTACGGCCTGACCAGCGCCTCCCTGGAGACCGAAACTGGTTCTGAGGACATCTACACCTACGACAACGAGACCAAGGGCTTCAATCAGGCCGTGGCTACCACCAAGACCTGGACCATGTCCCTGGCTGGTGTCGCCGACTTCAAGGATGCTGGCTACCAGATCCTGCGTCTCACCGAGCAGAATACCGTGGCTGACGGCCTCCGCGTGAAGATCGCTCGTGTGGGCCCCACTGGCACTGTTGAGACCGTTTACGGCTACGGCACCCTGATGGGCTACACCGAGTCCAACGAAGTGTCTTCCATCGTATCCTGGGAGTGCGAGCTAACTGGTTACGGCAGCTACGTCGTTGAACTCGACGAGAACGCTGGCAATTAGCTGATTGGGGGTGTTGCTACTGTAGGGGCCGCTACGACCACTACAGCCTTCACCGCTTCACAGACAGGAGCCGCCGTCACCGTCACTGGTGGCACTGGCTCCTCCGCCACCGCTACTGTCGACACAGATGGCTCTGGCGATGTCACCGCAGTCAACATCACTGCGGCTGGTACGGGTTACACGGATGGCGACGTCCTTACCCTTACCGAAGTGGGAGGAACCCCTGGCGTTGCGACCGTCGTGGTCACCAGCGTCTCCTGAAGTCCGTAACCGCAATACTTACGGCAAAACTAAATGCAATGCTTGGACCCCGAAAGGGGTCTTTTTATTGGGAAGGCTATATGTAGATTTGAGCCTACGACGTGACTCAGCCGCTGATTCTCAACTTAGATGTAGATAACGCCCAGGCTATTAGCTCGATCAATGCGTTCTTCGACGTCTACGAGAAGGGCGTGCAGGGAATGGGCAAGGCGCTTGGCGATGCCCTAGGAAAAGAAACGGAAGTTGCAGTTCATTTGAAGGTAGAAGGCGATAAGATCATTGCCGAAGGTGTAGAGAAAGTTGGCAAAGAGGTCAAGCAGGTTGAGCAAGCTGCCAAGTTGATGAATAATGAGTTTGGTAAAACGCCAAACGAGCTAAGAATGCAGCTAAAGCTGCTGAAGGATCTGCAGGGTAATACAAGGAAATACGCCGACGATGGCAAGACTGTCACTGCTGAGTGGAAGAAAGTCGAGCAGATGATCAATGGGGTCAACGAGGCCCTGAAAAAGATGGGCAGTGGCGGTGGATCAGGAGGCGGTGGCATCAGCGGTTTTCGGGACAACCTGATAGCCTCTCAGATCGCAGCAGACACCCTCATGGGGTCGTTCAACATGCTGGCAAACGGAGTCAGGAGCTTCATCAGTACTGGCATGGAGATGGAGGTCCTGTTTATTCAGCTGCAGGGCTTTACTGGTGGCGTCCAGCAGGCCACCGATGCCTATAAGCGCTTTGTGGAGATCGGTCAAGCAACTCCTTTCACCGCGAAAGAGGTTGGTGCAGCCGCCCGAACCATGATGGGCTTCGGGATCGAGACAAACAAGGCTATCGACCAAGTGGAGCGACTGGCTATTGTCGCCGCTGCTACTGGTGGTGAACTAACTCACATGGCTCGCAACATGGGTCAAATCCAGGCTAACCAAAAAGCCTACACCCGCGACCTGATGCAGTTCGCAAACCAGGGTATCCCGATCTACCAGCAAATGGCAGACATTCTTGACGTGAGCACAGAAGAAATTAGGACGATGGCGGAAGAGGGTCAGATTGGATTCACCGAAGTCTCTGCAGCCTTGAGGGAGATGACGAAAGAGGGCTCTGCCTTCCAAACCATCGCAGATAAGATGGATCGAACCTTCTCGGCAAGGATGGAAGCGATGGTTTCGGCGGTTGAAAGCTTTGCGGGTCAATTTCTTGGCATGATCAGTGAGTTCGATAACGCCATTGGCGGCCCGCTTTCTACAACCCTTGGGTTCATTATTGATAGGATCAACGACGTTGCAGATGGCTTTGGTTACATATCCGCAAACATAAGAGAGTTGGCTCCCGTAATCGGCGCTGTCACTGGTGCGTTTGTGGCGTTGTTTGCCATTGCGGCTGCACAGAACTTCGTAGAGGTCTACCGTGCAATCAAGATGATCCTTACCGTAACCAAACTCTGGACGGTCGCCACGTGGGCGCTGAGCACTGCTCAGGCAGTTAGTCAGGCACTGCTCGGTAACTTTGCCGTCGTTGCCCTTGCGGCAGGTGCAGCAGCTGGTATTACCGCACTAGCGGTGAGCGCAAACGCAGATGCGCTTGACGAGCAAAACACCGCCCTTAACGAGGCTAACGAGCTAGCCAAGGCTGACATTGAAAGCCGCGAGAAGCAGGCCTTTGCTACTGACGGTCTGACTGGCTCTGTCAAGAAGCATGTGGAGGAGAGAAAAAAGGAATTTGATGCTATCAGGGAAAATCAAGACCTCTCCAAGAAGAGAGCACAGCTGGCTATTCAGTGGCAAGAGGCAGAACTCAAAGCCTTCAAAGAGAGCCAGAAGGAAAGAAGAGAGGCCCTCAAGGATTCCGCTAAGATCGAGAAAGATCTCCATAAGGAGAACATGGATCGGATCAAGTCCGACCACAAGGAAAAGATCTCGCTGATTGACCAAGAGCTAAGTAAGAGGCTTGAGGTTATTGATGCAGAACTTGGCAGGCTTGACGAACAGTCAGCAGCCGAGAAGGAGATTGAGAGGCGCAAGCGCAGGAGGCTTGAGATTGAGCTGAAGACCCTCAAGGTTGGTAGCGACGAATGGCTGCAGACCAAGGTCGAACTTGAGCAGATGGATAAGAAGGTTAAAAGGGCTGAGTTGCTCAAGCAGCGTGAAGAAGAACAGATTGAGGCGAAGAAGAAGAAGAACAAGGTTGACGAGGATAAGGAAGGCGCCATTAAAGCAGAAGACTCACGCCACGAAAGCGTGATGGAGAATATCGAGAGCGAGACCAAGGCCCTTGACGACGCCTACATCGCCGAGAAGTCCAATCTTGAGCTGATGAAGAACGAGTACAACAACTACTTCACTGCACTTGCTCAGGAGCGCTTCAGTGACCACGAGGAAGCTATGGAGTACATGAGGCAGCAGATTACGGCATGGGGTGAGTACGAAAGGGCTGCCATTACAGCTCTTGACAACATCGAGAAATATAGGAAGAGTTCTGGTACTGGCCAGGGTGGCACGGGCGGACGTGACGGCACCGCAGGACATACAGACTTAAGCACCCACGCCGCTGGCGGTCCTATGCGTGCTGGTGAGCGGAGTTATGTTAACGAGCTTGGCAAAGAAGCCTTCCTTTCTGCTAGCGGCAAGCTGAGCATGATCAACGCTCCCGCCTGGGGCATCTGGAAAGCCCCTTCTGACGGTACCGTCATCCCAGCGCATCTGACAAAGCAGCTCGACATTCCAGCTGGTGGCATCAACATCAACAAGACTCCCTCTATGCGCGGCGGTGCTTATGGTTCCGTCTCTTCCGCGACTGTGGCAGCTGGCGACAACATCCTGAACAACGTGACTGTTCAGTCGGTAAACCCAGGCAAGACTGCCAGCGACATGTTGGTGTCCATGACCAAGATCCGCCGTCGTCGTTTACGCTGATAGGCATACTGGAGTACCTGTAGGGTTGATATGTTTCTCTTCGGTACTCCAGAAGACATGGCCAGGCTGTACGTGGAGCAGGCCAGCTCGTCGGGTGGCGGCGGGCTTCTGGACATGCAC